ATGTCGGTCTTGTCGGCATTCTTTTCGGCTTTGGCATCTGCTTTCTCAAGAGCCTTGTCCGTCTTGCGCTCTGGTACTGCAATCTGTCCGCCCTTGATAGCCTGTTCTACAAGCCATGATTCGCCTACCCACTTAGGCACTTCGCCGATATAGTCCTTTTTGATGAGATAACTCTCCTTGTCATTTCTGACAAGGAGGTTGATTTTTGAATTTAAAAACATTTGTTCACTCCCTTAGATACCGTCCACATAAAGCATGGTCTGCGGATAGAATACTTCACACTCGGATACGTTAGCCGCATAAGCTGTATCGTATGAGAAACGCTCTGCGTTTGCTGTGGTCATTGCACGAGTAAGCGGTACAAGTTCATCGACAGCGACATAACGCTCCTTGTTGCAGTATACAACCATTCGGTCAGCACCGCCGACACCAGCACCGTCTGCCCATGCTGTCGCACCGATATAGAGATCGCCACCATGTGCCTTTGCAACGTTGTTCTCAAGCAAGAATGTGAGGATAGTCTTTTCTGCAAGGCTTGAAACCTTTGTGGTAGCGATGTAATTGTACTGCTCATACGGAAGTACAATGTGGTTAGGGATTGCATCGAGGTCGTACTCAGAAGCCGCCCAAACGGTAGTGATTGCATCGTTGATGTCCTTAAGAATCTCGTCTGCTGTCTTTGTTGCCCATGTTGCAGTACCGCCGGCACCTGTTGCCGCATTGGTTACGGTAACGTCTGCATTGTTCATAAGACCGGTAGAGTTGTATGATGCGAAACCAGCATATACGTTCTGATCCATGTGCTTATCGTATGTCATTCTGACACCGTCACGCAGAAGGGTATCAATGTTTCTGCCGGTCATGTTGCCCTTCATCTGATCAAGCCAGAATACACGAGTTCCAACGGATACGGTATGTGCCTTGTAAAGTTCCTTAGAGAAGTCAGCCTGTACAAGTGGTGTACCGTCAGAAGAACCGCCGGATACAATACCATCACCGGAGCCGCCTGTTACACCGTAGCCGACACCCATAGCCGAAACATAATCTGCCCAGCCGCCGCCAACACGTACAGGAATGTCACGTGTGTAAGTGAATGATGTAAGCGGAGTTCTTACAAGGTTGTCACGCTTTTCAAGTTCTGAAACAAGGAAAGCCTGTCCGGATGCGATACCGTTTGCATCCATCGCTACTGCTTTCGCACCATTTCCGCCAATAGTGCCAAGGTTAAAATTACCCATGTTCTGATATGCCATGTTCTAGTCCTCCTTTTTACGCATGGAGTGGCTCAAGGATACGGATCTCGGCGATACCGTTAGCGTCCGCTGTGCCCTTCCACTTTGCATTTGTCAGCTTTACTGTGTTTGTTGAGTCTGCAGATGCTTCAAAGCCACCAACTACAGCTGTTGGATATGATGCATTAGCCGCAACTCTGAGATATACGTCACCATCATATGCAGCAGTACCACGCTGGCACTTAACGTTTACGCAACCTCTCTTAATGACTGAAACCGCATCACCGGCTACGTATGTGCCGACATTCTGATTTGCATAGTCGGTAGCGCTCTTTACCTGTGCAACAGCGACACCTACAAAATCAGCGGCAACGGTAGAAGCACCTACTGCAGTGATAGCACCGCTTGTTGCTGATGGTACTACAGCCTGTCCGAATGGGATAGCGGTTGAGCCTGTCATAGGGTGGGTATCAATGATAGTATCCGGCTGTCTTGAATAAGAACCAGCATAGCCATGTGGCATTGTTTTTCCGATAGTCTGAAACATTACTTGTTCTCCTTTCTCATGTGAGGGTTAAGCGCATTGTATGCGTTCTGCACGTCCTCGATATTGTCCTGTGCCTTAGGCGCCTTGATTGATGCCATAGCCTGTGCAATCTTTGCAGAATCATTTGCCTTCTGTGGTTTGATTGATGCAAGCAGTGCATCGGTTACAGCCTTGCGCTGTTCCTCGTCCTTGATTGCGGCGATAGAAGGCTTTACTGCGGTAAGGATTGCCTTGACGGTATCCTTGTCCATTCCGTCTGCCTTGTCTTTGCACTCGTCCATCTCTTCCGCTGGAACTGTGACAGCTTCCTCGTTATCCGGCTGTTCGCCTTCCTTCTTCTCCTCACCCATTTCCTCAAGTGCGGATTCGATAGGGTCTTTCTCGTCCTGTGCCTTTGGTGCAAGTGCTGACAGTGCATCAATTACCTTGTCAAACTTTGCGTTAAGGGCATCAATGGACTCATACAGCTTATCCTTATAGTCCTCGTCCTTTGTTCCGCAAGCGTCTGCGTTCTGCTCTCCGTCTGCGTTGAGTGCATCGGCGGTATCGGATACCATCTTTGTGATTTCGTCCGCTGTCTTGCCCTCAGCCGCATGTCCGAAAAGTGTAGCCCATACATTTTTCTTCATGGTTTCCCTTTCTGGCTTCTTTGCCTGTGCTTTTGTATTTGAGTCCATTATTGCAGCCTTGTGTCCGGCTCTGCCTTCGTCAACGACTGCAATATGGTTTCCTCTAATGTGCGTCTGTGTGAATGTACCATCACCGTTATCCTCGTATTCTACTGTATAACCGCATGATACTTCACGCTTTCCGTTTCGGATTTCTTCAATCAGTCCGTCATCTTGCACGTGTAAATCTGCAAGCAGATAATCGCCCCATTCGCCGGCACCTCTCCGCACGTTCTGTGCGTGTCCCTTTGCGTGTGTCATTGCATTGTTCGCATCGAGTAATTCGCTTGGGTGGTCATCGGTGACAGGTTTGCCCTCGAAAGAAGCAATAGTGGCTTCGCTGAATACTTCTGCTTCTGGTCTGTGTACTGTGATAATGCTATCACCGTCAAGACCTAACTCAGATGCTAAATACTGCTGATCTCCGCTTCTTGCGATTGGGACATTTTTACAAATCAAGAAACCTTCATCGGTTTCAATCTGATTCGGACTAATCTTGTAACCATAATACGCTAGTCTGTTCATATTATTCAATCCTTTCGCATATTTTAGCCTTTTTCGGCTTGTTTCCTCAGTTCACGTGTAATTCTAGCACGTTTGCGCTGTTCGGCTCTATATGCTTCGATTTGTTCTTCTGTTCGTGGGTCTACGTCTATCGGATTATCCTCGAAAGATGAAAACTTCCGCATTTCGTCTATTTCCTTCTGCGTCTTGCCTTCCTCGTTGTACGGTATGAGGAAATGCCGACAGTTATTGTGTATGCATAGCCATGTGTTACTTAGGTCATTTGAACCGTATGGGTCTATTTTGCCGAATGCCGATGCTAGGGGCGGATAGAATGGGTTCGTTCCGCTTTTACTGTACACTCGTCCTTCCAACGGTGCGCATATGTCGCAAGTCGTGCCGATTGTGTTGATTCTGTATAGATCATGCTCTGTGGCCTTCGTCAAGACTTCCGCATTACGTGCTTGTGCGTTTGCGGTACGTGTAGCCATGTCACAATAAGCACGTAGTGACCACTTGCGCCCCGATCTGTCTATAAATGCGTTCACTCCATGATTTCGGAGATACGTTTCCATCATGTCCGCATTGTATACTTCCCAACTTCCTACAAGCTGGAAGTATTCCGCACTGCTTTGTATCGCCTTTACAAAAACATCATCGTCAAGTCGTGCAATGCGGTATAAGGCTTGTGCTGTCGTTTGCGCTGTCGCTGTACTTGCTACGATGTTGCCAAGTAGGTTATTCGTCAATGTTTCCGCCATGATTTCCTGCTCCGCTGTCATTGCGGTTAAGCCTTTAGTAAACTGACGCTCTACCATCTTCGGCACAGCCTTAAAACATTCCTCGTTCATGGTTTGCAAAGTTCGCCGAACGTTTTCCATAGCGACTTGTTCGGAGAAGGCTGTAATGTTTCGGCGGTTTCTTAGAATCTCCTCAACTACGTCCTTCTCCGTCCGCTGGAACAGCCACAACAGGAACAATAGCGGGTTGACGTCCCATCTCGGTTTTATTCGTTTCTTTTCTTTCTGTTCTTTCTCGTCCATCACATTATTCCGCTCATAGGGTCATGCATTGCCTGTGTGTCCGCATACGTGATGCCCTCGGCTTTTTCAACGTCCTCGTCCTTAATCTTGCTGAATGTGCCCGTTGTGTCGCTGAGTGCTTGTAGTTCACGCATAGCGGTCGATGCATCAATAAGGTTACTCTGATATGCAGCCAAAATAGATCCGGTTGTTTTCTGCGTGATTTCGGCTCTCTGTGTAGGGTCTGCGGTTTTCATTGGTGGGAAGGAAATATCCAAATCGTCTGGGATTCTTCCCCATGCAGACATTGCCAAAATTGGCAGCAGTTTTTCAATGATTTCTCGGAAGTCGTTTTCCCTCAGTCCGTCAATGTAGTCATAGTAGTTCTGTAAGTCGCTTTCGCCCGTTGCGTTCATTCCAGCCGGTGAACG